ATGCTTGCTTATTACAAAATTTTACGTACATTTGCATCGCTTTTGAAAGGAAGCACTCTTACAAAAGAGTTTTGGAGAGGTGGCAGAGTGGTCGATTGCGGCGGTCTTGAAAACCGTTGTACCGCGAGGTACCCGGGGTTCGAATCCCTGTCTCTCCGCAATAAACCTTGAAAATCAAGGATTTACAAAACTTGTACACGAATTTGTACACGAAAGCCCCATTTTTGGGGCTTTTTTTATGTCCATAAGTGAGTGATTACTCCGATAATGAAAAAAGCCCGGCAATAACCGGGCTTCAACATTGTACCCGGTGCAACTCCGGGCTTCGCAACAATGTATGTTGCAAAATTACGAATAATCAAGGATTCTTCAAAATCCCTGCAAGAATCTTTTTAATCCAATTGACAATCGGTGTACGTTTTAGGTAAAGCAATATCGCGACAAATACCAATGCCGTATAAAATATGTATCGCCAACGGTAAGGGTCGGGGGTTGGTTCTTGCTGCTTGTCCATGCTTGTTTCTTGTCTTGACAAGATGGCGGAATTTTCCGAATTATCGCTTTCGTTTGCTTCTTTGCTTTCGCCATTTTCCCGAACATCAGATTGAATCACTGTTTGTCGAATTGACTTTACCATGCCTTGCATCTTGCCAATTTCATTCAAATCAACATTTGCCATCGGCTTTGTTACGCTTGAAGCCTTGGTGGATGAATCTTGCGATTGGCAAGTTTTGCCTTGTGGTTCGGTTGCGGTCGGTGAGTAAAACTCAATTTCGGTTATGGTAACTTTCCCATGTTCAGTCCGGGTTGTGTCCACAACCTTTTCGGTTCTTTCCGTCATAACCTTTGCAACTGCTACACTATCAAGCTGCACTTCCTTGGCTTTTGTTACTTTCTTGGTTGCACCACACGATGTAAGCAATGTAAGCAATGCAAGCCCCAAAACAATTGCTATAACCTTTTTCATACACAAATTCTTTTTATGTCATTCAATCGGTTTAGCCATCCTTTTAAGAAACGCTTTTTAGTATGCTTCATCAACTCTTTTTCGGTTGCCTTGCGTCCAATCTTGCTTTCATATTTGACAATACTTGTCCGGATAATTTCATGCAGAAAGTCAACACGTGCTTGGAATATCGCTTCAAACAATTGTTCAGGGTCTGCAAAGTTAACCGCCGACAATGTTTTGTTGCCAACAATGCCATCAGCTTTGACACCAAGCAACCTTTGCGGAATTACAATGCCGTGTTTGCCTGAAGCCCACACCCAATCAACAAGGATATTCGCAACCTTTTGCGATTGGATTTGGTCGGCTTTCCATCTGTCCCAATAATGTGGTTTCAATACCCGGTTCTTGACATCTGCATCTGTAAGCAAATTCAAGTCCTTAACGTCAATATCATTGTCGCCGTCCTTGTCATAACCTACATTTCGCCATGTTCCGATTGTTACACCCTTGTTTGTTGCACCGCCGGAATCTGCCGGGTCGTTTACAAATCCGCCTTCCCATTTGAGAATGAACGGTAATAGTATATCTACATTTGCCATATATTAATTATTTTCTTGGTTCGACTTCTTCATATCATCTTCGGTCATAATTACATCGGGATGGTCTTGTGTGTAATTGCCACGCAATAAACCGACAAGACGGCATTTAACATCGGGGCTTAGTCGTCGCAAGCATTTATCATCAGGTTGCAAACACACGTGTTTTTCAGCATCCTTGAGCTTCAACCTCAATTCGTTATTTTCCCGAATCAAATCAATACGTTCGTTTTCCAACGTGTGCAACTTTGTATATAATTCATCTACCTTTTGTTTCAGAACATCAACTTCGCCTTGGACGCGTTGATAATCTTCAAGCAATGCACTTCTTTGTATGGCAAAAGCATTTGCTTCGGCAATAACCTTATTGCTTTTACGATTGAGGATGTATTTAACGGCTTCCCAACCACCCAATGTTCCAATGATAGAACCGATTGTTACCAATACTTCATTCATGTTTTATGTGAATTGAAAACATTTTCCGACCTTGACAATTGTTGTGTCCATTGGGTACAATTGCAATGGTTGCAAGCCTTGTTCACTTCTTTTCTTATTCACAACGGGCAAATTGCTTTCGGCTTTTTGTATAGCTGAAATCAGAATGTCCGACCCGGTAAAACAAGAACGTCTTTCCCCAATGGGTGTGCCATCGGGGTTTTTAGTGTAACAATCGCCGTTTTTGTCGGGCGATTCATTAAATGTTGCAAGAACCACTTGCATTTGCATTCTTAATCCGGACGCATTCTTTCCCGGATATTTTGTTGGCTGAATGATTGTCTTTTCAATTAAGATTCGACGACCAAACAAATCTTCAATCTCGATACCTTTGCCAATCACCACGTCCGATTCAATACCAAGTTCACAAAATTTTGCCATCAGTTTTAAAATGTTAGTTAGACAATGTGGACAATAACAACTTGTCCAATTCTTCGGTAAACTGCAAATACTCTTTGTATTTTGCAACTGCCTTATCATCCGGGGCAACACCCAAAACGTGCTTGTTATAGCTGTTTACAAGGTCAAATTCCGCCGTTTCGTCAAGAATCGAACGGATAATTACCCTTTTCAAATTTGCTTTGGTAGGCTGGTTAAACGTGCGAACTTCATAGCACTTCCAACCGATTTGCGTTTCTGTTTCTTGTTCTTTGCCCTCGCGTGTACCCATTTCGGGTTCAATATTGAAGCGATACAAGGAAGAACCATCATTATCTTTTTCTAAGATTGTGGGTTTACCATGCTCCATATCATAATGGGCATTTGCTTCTATTGAATTTAATTTCATACGGGAATGTTTTTGAAAGTTTCTTCATTAAATTGTTTGAATTACAGTATTTACACCATCCCCACCAACTGCATATTTGTTGCTTATAAAGTGCTTTTGTTGGCGCGACCTTACGTTTGTTCAATTTTGCCACCCGGCGGCAAAGTTTCTGTTTGATTGATTTGCGTAAAAGTGTATGGGAATGATAAAATACATATCCTAAAAAGTCGATACCCCTTGAATCAACGGGAAAGACTTGATAATTGCGTTTGACGTGAAGTTTCAAGCCACGCAAATATGCCCGGATTTCGTGCAACAATTCGTGCAATACTTCTTTATTGGGCGCAAGAATAACAATATCGTCCGCGTATCTGAAATAATATTTCACGCGCTTGTTTTCTTTCAACCAATGGTCAAAGTAAGCCAATACAAGGTTTGCAAAGTATTGGCTTAAATAATTGCCGATTGGTACACCATTCAATGATGAAATCACAACTTCCCCTGTTGTGGGGTCTGTTGTGAAATTGCGAATCGGCAAATCAGTATTGCCAACCGAATCAATTATTTCATCAAGAACACCCAACAATCTTTTATCTTTGATTTTCCGCCTTATGATTGATTTTAAGACATCATGGTTGATTGATGGGTAAAACTTACGTATGTCTATTTTAAGGCAATACCTTGTCCCGTCCGGGTCTTGCTTCAATGCCTGTCTAACATCCTTTGCACACTTATGGATTCCACGATTCTTGATACAAGAATACGTGTTCTTATTGAAAACGGAAACCCATATTGGTTCAAGGATATTCATTATTGCATGGTGCAAGATACGGTCGGGGAAATAAGGCAACCTGTAAATTTGACGTTCCTTGGGTTCGTAAATTGTAAATATGTGATATTTCGATGTTTTGAATGTACCATTTTTCAAACTTGCGTGCAAAGCAAGCAAATTGGTTTCACGGTTCTTATCATGAACCATGACACCATAAGAACGCATCTTGCCTTTCCTTGCTTTTTCATCGGCAAGTCGCAAGTTGTCAAGTGCAATTATTTGGTCAAACAAATTTCCAATTCGCTTCATGTTTCACTATAACACAAGTTTGCTTGTATATTAGGATTCTTCGGGTATAACCCTACCAAAACCGTTTTACTTATTATATTTTTTGCCGTTGGGATTTCCCCAACTCATACAACCCCGGTTGGGTTGTTTTTGTGGCAAGGTTTCCGATATGCAACTATATTTTTACAAGCATAGCTGAGAACCGATATTCGCATTCGCATTCGTAGCCGTATTATTCGTATTCGCATACACGAACCCTGCATTCGCACCATTATTCGCATTACCGCTGAACAAAACGCCACGACATCGGACAACCCTTATTTCTTTATTTAAACATCAAAATTCATTTTGCAATCGGGTTTCATGTTGCTTCGATTTGCGGGTAAAAGCAAAGCCGAGAACCGACATTCGCAATCGCAGACGAAGCCGTATAATTCGTATACGCAGACACGAACCCCGCAAGCGCACCAGAATGCGCAACACCGCCGAACAAAACGCCACGTTCCGAAACTCCACTTCCGGTAATGTTCGTATAAAAGTAGTCACAAAAATAGGTTGTAGAACCTGCACCAATTTCAAGGGGCATAATCTCGCCATGTTCACCAAGGATAAGTTTCTTTACATAACCCTCCCGTCTTGGCAAGTTACCACGTAATTGATAATTAGCAACTCCCGAACTTGTGAAATGCGTGGGGTCGTCACAAACGTAAAATTCAGACAAACCGCCATCTGCTTCCGATTGAATCAAGCATTTGCAACCATCCGTCCATTTCCATACATGACCAAAAAGATTTTCAACCCCTCTGTATGACGGCACACTAACTTTTGTTTCCTTTTCGGGGTCGTATTCATTGGGTAATGTGTATTCTACCACTCCTGTTTTATTCCCAAGACTGTTTGTTTTGCCGCAAGGGACAACGGGATAATTACCATTAAGATTGCTCCATTTGTTCCAATCCAAAGTTGTTACTCCCGCACCCAATCCACCTTGGTGATAACCACTTTCATCAAGTGCTGCATTAAATGTGTCTTGCGAATCAAATGTGCAATATTCAACGGCATACAGCCACCACAACTTGCGGTGTGTATGATATAGATTGCAATTCCATTCGGTTGTGCCACGCTTACGGGCATACGCACGGAAATTGGTCAATGATATTGCCGTTGCGGGCATCCCAAGTTGCGTTTTGGCTGTCCCATCACGTGACGCATCATTATTTCCACCACGGTAATCTGCATCCATTGAACAAACGGCGGCAAGTTTGTTTGTTGAACGCTGAACGGTCGCTTCCACCGCTGAAACATAATCCTTTCGCCAAAGATGGAATCCGGGTAATGGTTGCGTTGATTGCAAATGGCGGCATTTATTACCATCCATTTCAAAACGTACATACATATCCGGTAATTCAACCATATATTGTCCGTCCTTGCCCGTCAAATCTGCCGCCGCGCTATTGTCACGTTTCGTTGAATCATTTGCGTGCAAATAATAATTCACACTGCCATCGTCATTCAGGATGCACCGACGCATCAAAGATTGCAAAGGCAATTCCTTGTGCAATTCCATCTTGCCTATTCTTGTAGGCTTCTTGTTTGATACCGTAACGTCCCATTCAATGCCATAATAATAGTCATAGGCGAATTGTGGCTTTGTGCCACCTACTCCGATAAGTAAACCCATTTTAATAGCCCCATTTTAAGTTAATACCTGACAATGAAGATTGCTTCACCATCTTAACGATTTCGGGATTCCACCCACAATCAAATTGCGTTTCAATGAAATCACCATCATTCATTCCGGCAAGCTGCACCGATAATAACACGGGTTGTGTGCCGTCATTTTTGATGTTGAAGCATTGACCATCCGGCAATGAAAAGTTATTCATCGTCAATTTGTCAATGATTCCCATCTTTCCAATTTGTGCGGAAACGTGTTCACCGCTTCTTGTTTCATTCATAATTGAAAGTTTTGAATACAAATTTACTTCTTTAATGTTTTACTATAACACAAAGTGGATAAGTAAAGAATAACTTTATGCCAACAAGGATTCAAGACGGTTGATTTCGTCCCTTATTGCTTGTCTTTCGGTGTGCAATACTTGTATGTCATAAGGTAATGTCTTACCCACCAACGAACATTCATAACACTTCGTAACCCTGTAATCAGATTCCGAAAGTTGTTGCTTCAATTCGTTTATTTGTGTCTTTATGGCTTCGGGGTCGGTCTTGATTTCCCAAAATTGCACCACTTTGCCATCAATTATTTTACATGAATCAACTGCAATTTGCCCGGATTTAACTTGCGGTTGTTCACTCTTGACAAATTCAAGGAACCCGGATTCCCTTAATTCTGTCATTCTTGAACCGTTGCTTGGTGAACAAAACACCACGTCAACCATTCCATTATCTTGTATTTTTGCCAATTCCATAATTATGTTCTATATTGTACCAAATAATAATCAGACGCATAAGCCCTTAATATAACACTATCACCTTGCGCCATATCAATCCATCCATATCCACCGTTTGGTCTGTTTGCGTTGTTATCAACCAAATGCCCACCGTTCACGCCGGATAATCTAATTCTATTCTTATTTCCCAACCATGTTATTTGAATATGCAATGAAAATGTTCGCATACCGCCCAAATCCTCCCATATAGGTGCAAGTTTTGGCAATCTTACTTCTCTATATGAAGAACTAATTGAATGAAAAACATAAGAATGCGTTAGATGAATATAATTTTCAAGTGAATCGGAATATGCTTCACCGATATATCCTTTTTCAAAAACTGCAAGTTTCCCATTTATCAATTGATTTCCGAAAACGGCAAGTGCCTTTGGTTTGTACCATACTTCATTGCTTTCATTGTAACCATCCCTATGTATTTCGACGGTCGTACCCATGTTACCCGACAATTCAAATAAAGCATTGTATGGATAACCTAAAGAACTTAAACAACCTACAAGGGTGCGTTGACTGCCATTATAAAAGCGGATAAAGTTATTTAATAATGCAAGCCCACGTGTTGTGTCTTGTTCAGATGATGAACCATAACCGATTTGTCCTTGTTGGATTCGGAAACCACCTATATACCCGGATATTGCATTTATGACACCCTCAACCGTTGCTTTGGTCATAACAACCGAACCATCTTGCATCACACGGTAAGGCGCAGTTGCCCTGTTTTCAAAAGAAGCACCAGCCCAAAAACGAATAGAGTTTGCCGCCGTTCCTTGCCCTGTCATACCCGCAAGGATGCTTTTATTGTCACCTGCAACCTGAATCGTGCCTGACGTAACCAAACCGCCGTCAATCACGGTCTTTGTATTGTCATAATCAACAGCAACAACCCAATCATTAACATTATAGGATTGTCCTTGGGTCTTTTTAGTCTGACAACGGCGCAAATCTTTACCATTCACCCATAAATCGCCTATATCATAAGGTGGGTAAGGGGTGGACACAAATACACGTCTTTTGCCGTCTGCCGTATCTTGTGCATTGTTGGCGGCTTCGTATGCTTCAATTGCTTTTTGGTCTTCAATGTTCACCCAAGAATAGGAACTTGAATAACGCTTCAATTTCTTCTGTGTTGAGTGATACCACATATCACCAATGTGTTTTGCTTTCATTGCCGTTGTTGTCCAACTTGAAGCCGGGTCGGTTGTCTGAAACCATGTTTCAATCTTTCCGTCAATCTGATTGGTTAAATCGATAATGGCATTGTTGTATGTGCCATTGATAAACTTGTTCAATTCGGTGTTGTCCGTGTACTTGCTTGCCTTTTCCCAATCGCTTGACGTGTAAGAACCCGTTGCCCGTGAAGTCTTACAACGCATAATATCACCGCTGCCGCCTTGAACCCATAAATCACCTACTTCATAAGGGGTGTAAGGGGTTGACGTGAAAATTCTTCGTTTTGTTTTTGCAAGTGCAAGTGCATCATTTGCAAGTGCAAGTGCTTGTGCAACTTCTGAATCTTGAAGAACTTGCCAAGAATAAACCGAACCGTTCTTTATAAATCGGAATACTTTACCGCTTTCCGTATTATAAAACAAGTCGCCCAAATGATTTTCTTTTATTTGGTTGGTTGTCCAATCCTTTGCCGGGGCATTGGTCAATGTAGGGTCGTAGGTTTCAAAGAATTGTTCAATCTGCCCATCCAATTGTGATTGGATTTCCGAAAGAATGCCGGGCAACGTGTTGTTTATAAAGTCTTTGTTTTCCAATGATTCTTTCCCTAATTCTTCAAGGGTCTTTTCTTGCCCATTAGAAGAAAACACAATACGCCCGCCAATTTCGGAATTGTCCAAATCAAAATAGGTTGTGCCGTCTGCCGATTCAATACGTCCGGTTTTGATGAAACGACCGTTCACCATTGTAAAACCATACGTCAAAGCCAAAGAACGAATATTCAATTCGGGGTCAATACTTGACAACGTACCGACCAAGAAATGATAATAATTCACATCATCTTCAACCTTGATTTGGCTTGTGGTGAATATGAACACCCCGGCATTGCCGTTCCTTTCGCACTTTGCATAAAGATAATATGCACTGTTGTTCCCGGTCAATGTCGTTTGACCGTCTGCCATTACCCATGACACCGCCGATTCTTCTTTGATAGTGTAGTGGGTCAAAACACCGCCTTGCCACTTCACCAATCTTGGATTGCCATTGTAATTCGGTTGAAATACCGTGTTAATCAATCCGAATTGCATTGATTTTGCACCTACCGATAAGGCAAGGGTATCAATCGAACCCGGCTTTATCTTGTCGGTATAATAATCGCCATCAGGGTCAAATACCATGTTCAACACTTCACGGCTTGACCGCCAATTTGCACGGGCGCGGGTGGGGTCTTTCAGGCTGTTAATGGTAACAATCTTGTCAAGTTCCACCAAGTCTGAAATCACGCGGTTGGTAATAGTTGCGTTGGTTGTAATGTCCGAAATGGTCAATGTGTAATCGTAGGGGTCAAGGATATTGCGCACAAAGGATTTTATGCGAATAGCCTTGTCCACATCAATATCGGCATCAACAACGTGAAAGAAATCACCGGGGGCAAAGAAATTCGTTACCGAATCATTTGTTCCCACCAGCTTTTCCAAGAAAGCCTTGGTAACGCTCAATCCATATTGGACTTTGGGTTGGCAATTTTGGTCGTAATACTTGTTTCCGACTTCCGCCAATTTCGCTTCGGCTTCCGCTTCAATATCACTTGGATAAGCGACATCAAGAATCTTGTATTCGTTGCCCACTCCGAATTGGAATGCCATTGAAGTTTCAGACGGGAACACATCGCCCCGGTCGTCGGTTGTCTTTAACAACGTGAACTTGTGTGTTGCATGGTCGTAACTCTTTACCTCGAAATCATATCCGGCAAGATTGCCCGTGTTGAAATGAATCTTTGCCGAAACACCATTGATAAGATACAATGTTTCACCGCTTGCATTGGTCGCGTTCAAGTCAAACGGAAACTTCTTGTCTATGAAGCTGAATGTATCAACCACAGATTCAACCGAACCCATGAATGTGGGTTTGACATCATCAAAATTCTTTCGTCCCTCAAAGACGCCGTATTTGGCTACCATTTCGGGCTTCTCAATGTATGATTGCCCCTTGGTCTTACCCGGTAAACAAAGGCGGTCAGCGCGATATTTTGAAGTAATGTTTTCGGTTGAACCATACACTTTCAACCGGGTAACAATGTTTGATGAAGAAACATTTTCCCGGTGCAAGTCATACAAGCCGCGTCCTTTGCCATACTCGAAAGTAAAAGGCAATGTTTGCCCGACACGTTCATAAAGATTGACCGTGTAAACCCCATTGGATTGCACAATTTCAAATTCAACATTGAAGTTGGATTGTCCGCAAAGATTCTGCAATACCGACAAACAGTTATCAGATTCACCGAAAGTCAAGGTCTTGTCACCAATGGTATCAGGACAAGCCCCCAATTTCCATTTACCCGGAAACACACGGTTTGCATTGGCAATAAGAACCGTCATAAAGCGGTGCAAATTACCCGTCAATGTGTCGCCTTGCACATCCTGCAATTCATTGGTGGTGGTGTCAACGGTCAAGTCATATGTAATGCGAAACAAGTCATATTGCACACCCTCGAATTGCAAGGTATATTGAAATTGGTGCATTCCTGTTTTCTTGACCGACGGCAAGCGGTTCAACTTATAATCACGTCCAAACACGGTGATTTTATCGCCAATGTTATACGTTTGAGGAAAAGGCGATTCAATGGTAATATCCACCGTATCTTCCGCATTTAAGCCCCAATTCTGTTTTGCAGACGTTATCCCGGTTGCCGTGCGCCGATTTTGCATTGGCACACGGTTTCCATTCGGTTGTGTAATGATTATATTCGTTCCCATACTATAATTGCATTTGTTTCAAACGATGAAATTTCATCAACGCATCCGGTTACGACCGGGAAATAATCACCATTGACATCATAGTTGTGTGTAATTCTGACAGCATCACCGCTTATGTCATAATCCACTGAACCATCCCCCCAATATATGTTCACATACTTGGAACTTGTCAAAGTAATGGTGCAAGCCTTGGTCGCGTCATTGACGCGAATGTGCTTCAATACTCTTTTGACGGGTTCGGGTTCTATCAACTTCAACTTGAATGTGCCAACCATCAAATCATCCGACCATTCCTTTTGAATCTCAATCGCATCTTTGCAATATACTTCATATACCAATGGTTTTACCGGGTGAATATCAATCACAAGGCGATTTGTGCCAACCCTATCAAACAATTGTTCAAAGGCTGTAATCTTCTTAATGAAGTCCATTTTTGTTTCAGCCTTGACGAAACAAGACAAGGTGATTTCCCTTGATTCATAGAACTTATGTGATAAATCAACGCTTTCACCATGATAATTATCCCAATTCAATGTTGCGGGTGCTTTTAATTTGGGGCGGTTCATAACTCCGTCTGAACCTGACACATATATGCCATAATCTTTGAAATCCACACCGTCCAACAAATAGGCTTGTTGTTTACTCATGGACAATTCATTGATAAGTTCTTCTTGCGACAATGCAACATTGTAAATCTTGACATCATCAAGCAAGCCCAAGCCGTATTCGCCCCCGTAATAGTCTTGGCACAATGATACGCCAAGCAATGTTCCGGATTTTGTTACGGTCTTAATCAATGATGAATTGACATATATGTTGAAAGATGCACCACGCCTTGTTATTGCCATTGAATACCACGAACCGGGGGTTGCTTCAATCGGAATTTCAACGTAATTATTCATTCCATCAAAGTTAAGAACCCAAATTATCTTTCGTGGTGAACCACATTCAACATCACGGCTTTGCACCCACATCATCATTGAGAAATCAACATTCATGTTGGGTAACACCGATTTGGACACATCGCAAGTGTCCTTTCCACCAAACGAAATTGCATTGCCATTCTTTCCGGCAACGAATGCTGCACCTTGTACAACTCCGTCCGCACGTGTTTGGCTGTAATCGAAAGCAACCTTTGAACCGTTGCTTTCATCGAATGGCATTTGGAAAATTATATTATTCGCATCCATTTTAATAAGTCTTTTTATCTTGTTCCCGGATTTTAATAATGGCATCATTCATTGCATATCTATTGACCGACCCACCATGATGGGTCACGCAAACTTTTGCCCGGTCGCTCGCATATACACTTATAATAGCATCATCATAAATATCAATCATTACAAACGCATTATCCTTTGCAATTACATTCAATTCTGAATTGTGCTTTGCATAGATTTCGCACACCTCAAAGCCTCTTGTTTCAATGCTTCCACAAGTTGCCCCCAAGCACACGCATTTAGGCATATTTTCAACTTTTATATCATCGTCAAGGAAAACCCCTTGTTCTTCCATTACCCCTTTAAAATGCTCCCTTATAAAGTCGTTTGTGGGATAATTATTAGCAAGGCAAAAATCTATTCCTTTCAGGTACATTTCCACCATTGCTTTTTTATCTTGCAGCTTCAACAATTCGTTATGCCAAGGGGCGCAAATACCTTTAGCTTTTGCCTGCCTTGCAAGTTCTTTTGATAGGTTCATATTCGTTTGTTTTATAGTGAAACATAATTGGTTATGACAATCCTTGCGACCGCAAAGAATCACCCGTTGAATTGCGTTCAAGGATGGTGATAATCCTTTCGATTCTTGCTAAGTATCGGTTGTAAGCCGTATTTTGGGCAATAGTGTTCAAGGCTTGCAATGATTGGCGCAATATCGAAGTTGATTCAAGTTGGTTGATACGGATTGCGTTCATTTGTCCGGCAACAATACTTGCGGTTTCTTCTGAAACACCCTTTACCGCCCCGGTCAATGAATCGTCCGCTTCTTCAACATTCAAGTCCTTAAATAAATCCTTGTAAATGCCCAAGGCTTGTTCATAATTGTTGGCGGCTGCTTGCACCTTGGCTTTGAATGCTGCAATTTCATCATCCGTCAAACCGTCAAAGATAAAATCATCACCATTCCACCAACCCATATCATCTTGCAGTTGTTTAAGTGCTTTATCCAATTGTTTTTCAAGAAAATTTCTTTTCAACTGATTCACAATCGCATTTTGCAACACCTGATTCACGGTTTCTTCAAAAGCCTTTGCCGCATCTTCACCCGCTTTAAATGCTGTTGTCAAGCTGTCTGCCAATTGACTTGCAAAATCCTTTGCATTGGTTTGCAATATATCATTCGCAATCTCATCGTACATATCCGCAATTTGGCGTTCCAATTCGGCATATTGTGCTTTGAACTCATCAACCCTGCCCCAATCCGTCTTTTTCTTTGAAATTTCAGCTTCCCAAGATGCACGCAAATGTTCTTGTTGCTCTTTCATGTTGCGAATTGCGGCTTGTTGGTTTTTGTACACGTCACCGCCCAACGCCTTATCAATTGCCCATGAAAGTTGCGTATATGCCTTTTCAAGTTTGGATAAGGCTTCTTGGTGTTTCTTGATTTGCTTTTCTGCCTTTCTGTCTTTGAAATTGAAAAGGTCAAATGCCGACGACAACAAACCGATTGAACCTTGAATGACGGATAAAGGGTTGCCCGTTGCAATACCGCTTGCAATTTGGCTTGCTCCATCCATGATTCCGCCAAGGTCGTTCATTATGGCTTGGGTTTC